CCATCCGGTATGGACAGGTGTCATTTCGGTCACAGTATGAGCATGAATGATATAGGGGATAGGTTAGCCGTGAGCGGAGTTGCATATTTCATTGACACGGAGACGTACACTTCCTCTGCAGATAAGGCACCTGTCCAACCACAGTACGGGACCGGGTCGTGTAATAAAGTAGTTATTTATGATTACGTCCCCGCGACGCCAGCAAACCAGGTGGGCCCGGTCGCGGGCCCAGGCGCCTATCTTTCCATGGGTTCGGGTGGTTCATGGGTTTCTCACCAAATACAATTACCAGCTGATAATAATAATCATGGTATACAAGTCGCATTGTCGGGTGATGGTTACACATTATGTGTGAGTATGCACGGGAATGATACCGGAACAATAAACTGCACCGGTAGAGTGTTTGTATACACATGGGTCAGTGGGACCACATGGAGTCTTAACCAAGTTCAGGATTACGGTAGAGGTATGCCGGGTGAAAAGATTCTACCGAATTCAATGACGTGGGGCAATACTGTTACTGCTATGTTAGGTAGATCAATATCAGTGAATAAGGATGGAACGATACTTGTCGTAGGAGCACCCGGTTATAATGGTGGTCGTGTATTCGTGTATCATATGAAATACCCACATTACGGTTCCAGTTTCGTCAAAGAGATTTCCCCACATCTAGGCTTTTACACACCTGGAAAGAGCACTCCGTACCATTACGGCTTTGGAAATAAGGTAGCCATCAGTTCAGATGGTACACGAGTTATAATATCATCGAGACAGGGGCCTGTAGAATTGTGGGACATTAACCCCGGCTACGCGGGAGGTGGTGTCTCTTTCAATAGTTATAGCTTTTCAAATGGACCGAACCAAGGAGTAGATGATATAACACAGGTTTCCATAAATGAAGATGGTACTAAATATATTTATAGTGGGGGGTACACCTATTATTCACTGACCGTGGCGCAAAACACCGCGTCGTTGAACCGTCCTCTAGACGTCGTGGCATCCCACACAGGTAGTGCAAAAATGTTCGAAGGTGGTACCGCGGCTATTTTAAATCCAATCGGCTTGTCTTATCAACAGTCGGGAAATGCCATCGCCTTCGGAGATTGCGATTATCGTACTTACAAATACCCAGACACGAACGTTATATCATCTATAATTAAACGTCAACCACCATATAAGGTGGAGCGGAAAATTACGACAACTCCCAATATTACCACATCAGTAGTAATAACTCCATTTGATAGCGTTCAACAGGTTCAACTTCTGTCACAGCGTGTAGAGGAGAATGAGGAAATAACTGATGATATCACGACTGGAACTGATGATACTACGACTACAGCAACGGGTATCCGTAGTCAAACTGAAATCACGACTACACAATCCTTGGTGACAGTACCCATTCCCGATCATGTAATTGAACAGGAGCATGACACACGCGTGTACGCGGTGAATTACAATGTACTCACATTCCGAGATGGTTTAGCAGGTTTAAGATTTTAATTGTGTATAATAGTAATGGCTGGTACCGTTCAACTTCAATCGAGTGGTCCACGGGGAAATGAATTTACGATTAACCCAGAATATTCGTATTTCCATAGAGTGTATAAAAAAAGTCAACATTTATCTATTTTTTCTAGAGAATTAAATGCAGAAACTAAACCAGATTTTAATAAAATTATTAAGTTTGTAATCCCACAAAATTGTGGTACGTTTTTGACAAAACTTTCATTGAAGGTAAAACTCCCCGGTATACATACACCTGATATTTGTTATATTGAATCAGTGGGTCATGCAATCATCGAGCATGCAAAGTTGTATATTGGTGGCGAACTAATACAATATATACCTTCCGATTATCTTCAAATATACTCAGAACACAATATATCACTCACACATCAATATAGCCTCGAAGAACGTATCGGTAAGTACCCTATACGAGTCAATACAATCCCTGTGTCAGATAAACGAATATTAGCACACACTAATATAGGAAAAGATGGCGTTGACGTAGAAATGATTGCCGAACTCCCCTTTTATTTTTATAAACATCCAGAATTAGCCTTACCTATTTCTTCAATAGATAAACAGTTAATAGAAGTTGAAATCAAACTACGAGACTATAAACAACTTCTCACTGATATAAATGGAACTTATCCTATAGTGGATATAGATCAGGGAAGTCTACTTGACGCAACTCTTTCGACAGAATTAATTCTTACAGAGAAGAACACTCGCGACAATCAAGATTATATAATAACACAGATTCAAGAAAATGTTTTTCAACTCGACGAAGGTGAAGATGAAAAGAAGGTTGTATTAGACTTGGTAAATCCCGTTAAAGAACTTTATTTTGTAATCCAGAGAGAAGGTGTCTCACCCTTTGACTATGATAATTCTGAAGCATTTATAGATGATACATATATTTTATATGAAAATCTTAAAAAACTCAAATTAAAGTTCAATGACCATGTTATGATTTCGGGTAAAGTAGGAAACGTACAATTTCTGAAGGCTGTTCAGGGTCGTATTCATCATACGAGAACACAACTCATCAGGCGTTTCTATTCTTATAGTTTCGCGTTAAAACCAGAAGAATGGTACCCAACTGGACAAATTAATTTCAGTCTTATAAAAAATAAAATACTTGAAATTGAATTATTTAGATGTATTCCACCTACATCGAGAAAACTAAAGGTATACGCACTGAGTTATAATACATTAAGATTGTGTAAAGGAACCATGAAATTAATATATTAAAAAAATAAACCGATATATAAGAATGGGTGAAGCGTCTAATATTGCACTTAAAGCTATTGGAAAGCAGGACACATACCTACTTTCCAAAGATTCGCTCTTTTTACCAAGAGATAATTTTAGGCATTCAAATTTTATAAAATATCATCGAGATAGGAATATTACAAATCCAGGTGTTGTAGAGGGATGGCCTTTTGGACAAACATTGAAGATAGACTTCAATCCAAAAAATATGGGAGACTTACTGAGTAATTTGTGGTTAAGTATAAAATTACCTAAATTGGATGATGTAGTAGCTTTAACAACAAATTACGCAGATCAAGTGGGTAGACATATACTAAAGAGTATTACGATGTATGTAGACGAAATCGAGGTAGAAAAAATTGATGACGATTGGGGAATTATACACGATGAATTGTATTTAGAAATATCTGAAAAGATCACAAACGCCTATTTACTGAATAGGAATTTACGTTTCGATAATGCTACACTACCGGGATTTTCGGAATTAGCTAAATATGAAACCGAACTGATGATACCCATTCCATTCTTTTTTTCTAGAAAGTATGTGAGTGACGAATATAAAATAAATGAACCAAACAAACCATATTTTCCAGTGTGTTCTATACACAAACAAAAGATTACGTTCGAACTCGAATTTCATAAACAATCATTTTTTACAGATACTGTTGGATCACTGACATTGGATCATTTTGATTTAATTACAGAAGAAATTACCGTATCCGATGAAGAGAGAGTATACATGATGGGACAACCACTCAAAATAATCACGGATTTTGTGAAACGACATCCATCTACGACATCCAAATTGGGGGAGCCTAATGTGACCAATAATCTCGTACCAAACATTCCTGTAAAATGTCTACATTGGTTTTTTAGAAGAGAGACATTCGAAAATGATAGTATAGCTCGCCAGTCATCTGTGACAAAACAGGAAGAATATTATTATCAGAATCGTTTCAACTTTTCGACATCTCCGTCTTTTGATGTCGCAACAGCATTTTTTCAACCCGTTATGAAAACAGGATTCCTATATCTACTTGGTAGTAGACTTCCAAATATAACAGATGCGACATCTCACTACTATAAGTACAAGATACCATCAGATACACGTTTAAGTATTCCAACTCGTAATATATACACGTACAGTTTCGCGATTCGTCCTAAAAATTCAGATCCATCAGGTGTTCTCGATTTCAGTGGTATTAAGTCAGATAAAACTATAATTGATATGGAATTAAATGATGTTTCAAATGTATATTCAATGCATATGTATTACACTGGGTATCAAACCATGGAATTTGAAAATGGTTTCATGCGGTTCACTTAATCCTTATCATATCAATTAAAGAATATAATAAATATAGAAGTATGGCATGTGATATAATTGATGTATATGATAGATCTATATTTGAGATGAAAAACGTTTTCACAGTTGAAGAGTGTCAGGTATTTATAGATTATCATAAAAACAGTCTTGATCAACAGCCAGGGTTGATAATATCAAATGGAAATCGTACACTCTCAAACGATTTCAAAAAATCAACGGACGTAATTATCAAGGATCATACACTTGATATACTCAAAACGTATGATGAAGGGATGGAGAAAGTTCGCTCCGAATACACAAATCATGTGAGTGCTATTAACAAACCATGTGGTTTTGGGTATTTAAACTCAGGTTTCTTTACGGCTCCAATAATCCAAAGAACTGATAAAGATGGTTTTTTTAATTGGCATTCTGACCGTTGTGATGGGATAGATCGATGGCTTGCAGTAATTATATATTTAAATGACATAGATGAAGAAAATGGTGGTTCAACTGAGTTCAATTCTGGTAGAAAAATACAACCTGAAGTTGGTAAAGTTATAATGTTTCCTGTAACTCATTTACATTTACATAGGGGTAATACCATTTTAAATGGACCATCTAAATATATACTAACAGCATTCGTAATAGAACCCCAACCGTGTAGGATCCCCCCCGGTCACGTTCCCGAAAACGTTGCTGGGTTCCTCACTTGAGTGAGAGTGATGTCGTCCTCGTCCTCGTCCTCGTCCTCGTCCATCTCACATGCAAGACATTCTCCGTCAAACATGTGACAGATGTGCTCTCCATTCTCAACCATTTTACGGACATCAGGGTCGTTCATGACATCATCAGAATCGTATTCCTCGTCATCTACGTGGGTTGCTTTAACTTGCGCCCTTTCAGACTCAAGTTCTCTGAGACGTTTCTGAAGCCGGTCGATCTCATCATTGAAATCTTGTTCAGTCCAGTTGGAAAATTCATTAGACACGGAGATTGATTTCGCCTCGGTGTACCACGCAGAGATTGGTTGGCTTCGGGTGAGGGGTGGTGAAGGCATCTTGACAAAAATACCGGGAGGGAGTGGATGGCTTCGAGTGGATCCCATTATTTTCTTAATAATTACAAACTTTAGATTCTACTTAGGTGAGCTGCCTCTGAAGCTGGGCGAGGGTGATGTTATCCTCGCGATCATCTAGACGCGCTTCGCGAGCCAATTGCCACACACGCACCCGCTTGACCGACGCCGCCGCCTTATTGTACTTTTTCACCT